CAAGCCCGTAGTGTTTGGCATGGCCTTCCCTGTCTGTACTGACATGGCTGTATCAGGTGCGGCACACTTCAAGCGCAAGGCAGATCGTGACCCACTGTTTCAAATTAAGGCAGTCAGTCATGCCATGAGATGCGGAGAGCTATTTGATGCGCTGGGTGTCCCTTACTTTGTGGAGAACCCTGTCAGTGTATTGGCTACTAAGTGGCGCAAGCCTGACCATAGCTTCCACCCCTATGAGTATGGCGGATACATCCATGACGATCAGGCAGAGCATCCACGTTGGCCTGAGTATATCGCAGCCAAAGATGCCTACCCTAAAAAGACATGCTTGTGGACAGGCAATGGCTTCACTATGCCATGGAAAGACCCAGTTCAACCTGAGGATGGGTATAGTAAGCAACACAAAAAGCTGGGCGGTAAGTCACAGCGCACTAAGGATATACGCTCTGCCACACCCCGTGGCTTTGCTAAGGCAGTATATGAGTTTAACAGCCAATCAGTAGAGGAGATGGCGTAATGGCTAAGACAATAGAGAAGATCACAGACTTAGGCTATGGCTGGACAGGTACACTGTACAGTGATGGCACAATGCGAGTGCAGGGTGACTTGCAAGAGAGTGACTGCATTGACCTACCCAAGGCAAGTGTGGACAGGTTGTCTCGCATCTTTCGAGAGATCCAGAATGAGGCAACCACCAAGGATTCCCTATACTAGTAACGGTAAGAACAGGAGAGAAAACAAATGGGTAACCTAGATCTAAACAGACTTGAACTTTTGATGCTCAAGGATTTACTTGAGGGTGACATGGAACAGACATCATGGGGTGAGGTTGAATATGATGATGTAAGCCTCATGCAATTCTACCTTGATCGTGCCAAGGTATTGGTCAAAGTAAATGACCTACTTGGATCATGAGTTGCAATCTTGCAACGTGATATAATGGTAACATTGACGTTACTATCACAAATGAATAACACTACCAATGTCTAACACAGGAGAGAAAGACATGACTAACACACAAAACTCTAAGATCATCAAACACCTTCGTGCAACCAAGGGTCTAACCCAGCGTGAGGCTATGCTGGACTACAGCATTCAGTCATTCACTAAGCGTATCTCTGAGCTACGCAAGGCTGGCTATCGCATTGATGGCGTGAAGGGTAAGCACCCTGTGACGGGTCAACAGTACACACGCTATGTGCTTATTGAGGAGACAGTATAATGCCTAAGCCAATCAAAACAGAACTCACCCGTGACGAGGTAGCTATACTATTGGAAGTCTACAACACCATTGATGCACTGGTTGAGGACACAACAGAGATGCTTGATGTGCGACTGTCACAACTTAGTGACGCTAGGGACAAGGCGCATGCGTTAAAACAAATGTTTGACTTTCGAGCACCTGTAGGTGACGACGGTTACCCTAATCACTACCAGCCTTATGTGCTACCTGATGATCCAACCGCTTGGTTTTATAACGAGGAGACAGCATAATGATTGCAAGTAAAGCTATCAAGGTCTACGCCAGTGTAGGTCAGCTTGACGGTGAGTATATCACCACAGTCTTCACCCCTCATGATGCCCAGCGCATGAAGCTACGACTATTCAAACGTAAGAGTGTGAGGCGTGTTACTTTCACCACAGCTGCGGGTAAATTCCTGCACTCCGAAATAAACAGTAAGGTAAAAAAAAATAAGGCTTCACTATGTACTCTATACCCGTAATCCTAATAATCGTTTATTTACTTGGGTTTGTGTGGTTTATCATAGACACAGGTAAGGGTAACAATGATGGTAGAAACAAAAGGAGATGATCTGATGGTAAAACGCAAGCTGACTATACCAAGTAAGACAGCCAAGGTGCGTGACATTGTAGAGTTTTACTTACACAGTGCAGACTTTGCTAGGCTATCAGGTATATCTCAAAAGAAGTATGAGAAGGAGTTACACAAGGCAGTAAAAACTACTATAGAAAGCAAGGCTTTGGGTGATTACAAGGCTAGTACACTCAAGGCTAGGCATACCAACCAAGCGTACCAGCAGTGGCTCAAGACAGGGGTACACACAGCTAACTATCGTAAGGCTACCCTGTCGGCTGCGTGGAGGCATTGTATGAGGTTAGACGTAATGCAGAACGATCCTGTTTCACTGATTAAGATGGAGACAACTCAGCCTCGCAAGGTTAAGTGGACACGAGATCAAGTCAAAGCATTTATGTCTACCGCATACTCTGACTTCAAGTGGCGTAGCATTGGGTTGATTGTGCATATGTCTTACGAGTGGGCGCAGCGTATAGGAGATATGCGTACCCTTACTTGGGATGCTTTAGACCTTGATGCCCAGCGCATTGACATAACACAGAGCAAGCGTGGAGCAGAGGTACACCTACCTATGTCTGACAGTCTATGTGCTATGCTAAAACAACAGAAGGAGGACTTTGGCTTTCAAGATTATGTTGCACCCAAGCCTACACCCAGAGGCGGTGTATATGTGGCCTACACAGTAGATGACATTGATACGATTATCAATGAAGTCAAGCGTAAGGCGGGGCTACCAAAGAAACTTACTGCTATGGATCTTAGGCGTACCGCTATCACAGAGATGATTGAGGGCGGTGCTGACCTGGCTCACATCATGCAAGTATCTGGGCATCGAAGCCCTGACTCAGTAAAACCGTACATGGTTAATACATTCACTGGGGCTAGTACGGCCCTTGCAAAGAGAGGTAATGATGATGACAAAAGTTAAATCAGAAGCGACAAAGCGTAATGATACACTACGAATGAGAAGACATTACGATTACGGACAGGCCGTACTAAAGCGCTACAAAGTAAGGAAGGGCTGTGCTAAGTGTGGCTACAACAAAAACGCACAGGCGTTACAGTTCAACCACATTAACCCAGAGGATAAATGTTTTCTGATAGGACAAAAGGTACACAAGATGTATCTTGGCAGACATACTAAAGGTAAAAAAGCTGTCAAAGCAGAGATAGCTAAGTGTGAAGTGTTATGTGCTAACTGTCACTGCATAGTCACCTTTGAGGAGGAACACTTTGCAGCGAAGAGGAAGGGTAGGTAGATGAACATTCGTAAGTATCTCGACAGCCTAGACTTGCGTGAGGATGAGAGCAGACGCATGAACTGCCCATCCTGCTACGCTAAGAATACCTTTACAGTCACCAAAGAGATGGGACAGATCAAGTACAACTGCTACAAGTTAGACTGTAGCATTGGCGGGTATCATCACACTGACCTCACAGCAGCGGAGATAAAGATACTTATGGCTAAACAGGAGAAGCCTGTACAGTTAGAGCCTGAGACTATGGAGATACCTGAGTATGTTGTACAGCCTACAGCAGAACATGATAAGTTTCACAGGTTCACACGGCGATGGGGTATTGTAGATAACCGACTACTCTATGACGTTAAGGATGAACGAGTTGTATTTCCGATACACTACAAGGGCCGCATTGTTGATGCTAATGGACGTGCAGTAGGCGAGAAGTTGCCTAAATGGTATCGCTACACAGGTAAAGCTGACTACTATACTATAGGAACAGGTAGAAACCTGCTTGTACTGGAGGATTGTGTCTCTGCTATGGTTGCTTATCAAGAGTTTCCCAATGTTACAGCTATGGCTATCCTTGGCACAGCTCTTACGTCTGCACACATGGCTAAAATAGGTAAGTATGACAATGTAATAGTAGCACTAGATCCTGATGCTGCACACAAGACCTTGCAGTTCAGCAGAGAGATAGCACTATGGACTAACGCAAATAGTACAGCCTTTAGGCTTGACGATGACATCAAGTATAGGCTAACTGGTGACCTAGAGAGATTAAAGGAGTTACTATCATGAACGATCTAAAAGATTTCCTCAAAGATATGGGACTAGAGAGTGTTCACCCTAAGCCCAGCGCAACCAAGCCTGACTATATGCAGCCAGGATATTATGTAGATCCACGCAATGCAAACGGTGAGGTGCCATTCTAATGAAACTAATGTTCTTACTTATATGGTTCGATGCAGTGCCAGAACAGGGTGTTAGGTATCACCACCTAGGTACATTCGAGAATGAAACAAAGTGCATGACAGAGCTTCGTATTGCTTCTGTTCTTGTCAACGACAAACTAGAAACCATAGAGTGTATTGGAGTACGCATCCGTGATTAAAGCAACATACATTGACCATATGGGCACAGACTTGACAGTAGCTAACGCTGCCCGTGTGTCGTTTGGTAAGACCAGTGAGATGGAAGACGATCCGTGGGGGCCACCAGTACTCAAAGCTAAAGACGATAAGCTGATCCGCTACCTTGCCAAGCACAAGCACATCAGTCCATTCGGTCACTGCTTCGCATCCTTCCACATCAAGGCACCTGTGTTCGTAGCACGACAGCTAGTTAAGCATAAGTTCTTGAGATGGAACGAAATATCTAGGCGTTACGTCAAGGATGAACCAGAGTTCTACCAGCCTAAGCTACGGGCTGCTGCTAAAGACAAGAAGCAGGGCAGTGGTGACCCTCTGATACTTAGCATACAGCAGGATGAAGTTATCCGTCATGCTCACATCGAAGCGGTTAAGCAGTACAGATACCTACTACAGACAGGTGTTTGTGAGGAACAAGCAAGGGGCATCCTTCCTCTGAACCACATGACTGAGTGGTACTGGAGTGGTAGCTTGGATGCCTTCGCTGATATGTGTAACCTACGCTGCAAGTCTGACACACAGGCAGAGACACGGCAGGTAGCACAACAGATTGACCGCAAGATGATTGAGTTATTCCCTGTATCATGGGACGCACTAACGGAGAATGACGATGACTAAGATGTATGAATTAGAGCCTATGATCTTGGACTGTTGGCGTGTGTGCAATGACCTTGAGGTTGTCTTCAAACAGGTGGGTGACGGTGAACATACTGAGGATGAACTGATGAACGCCTTGATCGGTATGCAGCAGCTTTACGAGTGGAAGTTTGAACAGCTGTTTAACAAATATGAGGAGAAACTCCGTGATAAAGAGTGAATGGAATCGTCTAATAAAAGAACGTGAAGACTTTAAGGAGAGTGTATTGTCAGAGCATGGGGCAGACATCGTGAATGAACCTAAGCACTACGCACGGTGGGCCATTGAGCCTATCACATACATCATGCGTAATGGCTTTGAGTTCTGGCGTGGCAACATTGTTAAGTATGCCAGTCGTGCAGGATACAAGATGTACGAGGGTAAGACGCAGGTACAAAGCGAGATCATTGACTTAGAGAAAGTCCAACGCTATTGTCAGATGCGTATTAATCAACTTAATGGAGAGGATAAGCTATGATACCTGTAGGACAACTAAGACTGTTACTCACTAAGGCTGGGCTAGAGTATAAGATTACTCGTGTTGAGGGTAACGTAGCACACGTAAACATTATTGTAGCGGAGCAACCAGATGTACACAGTTGAGTTTGAATCAGATGCAGCAATAATCACAACACTAGATCAACATGATATGTATGAGGATGTTGAGGTTATCTTGGGTGATGACGGTGATGTGTACATCAGACAGTACGAACCAGACATGGATTCATACCAGCTAATACTCATGAGCGCACAGCAGTGGATAGACTTGATGGCTGCATACAAAAGCTCAGAGGGTTCATACTATGTAGAGATGAAACATGAATGAGTTAGGGCAAGGCTTTTTTGCTGGCATGTTTGCAACCTATGTGTTAGCGCTGCCCTTGTTATACCATATGGTAGAGCCAGAAGATCCTGAGGAGAATAATTCTGGCCCTATGAGGTTTGCCTTCCTGTGGCCTCTGATTGCACTGGAAGTAATATATCGTATCTTTGTAGGAGAGAAAGACAATGATGGAACTGGCACTAATTAAGACGTTACTTAGTCGTGACTTCTATGAACAACACAAGGGCATACGTTGCCCCGACA